CCCGGGCATCGCCGTGCAGACCAGCTTGCCCAAGGACGCCGGGGGTGGCGCCATCGACATCTGGACGTCCATCAAGTTCGACGCAGAGGAGTTCATCACAGCATGACTGCCAAGAAGCTCGACCAGGTCCCGGAGGCCGACCAGGTCCCGGAGGCCGACCAGGTCCCGGAGGCCGACCAGGTCCCGGAGGCCGACCAGGTCCCGGAGGCCGACCAGGTCCCGGACGGTGCCGAGGCGCTCGGCGTGAGGTACCGTTTCACCGGGGAGCACGAGTCGTACGTCACCCTGCCGGACGCCTCTGTTCGGCTCACCCAGCCCGGCGAGCTCGTCGCCCTGCCGGACTACGGCGAGGCCGGCCCCGGCCCCGCATGGGTCATCGAGTAGGAGAACCTCATGTCTGACCAGCAGCCCGTTCCGGACGACGCGGTCCTCCCGGACCCGTCCGGCCAGCCCGAGGACGTCGCCCCCGTCGTGGAGGTCGAGCACGCATGAGCGCCCAGGATGCTCTTCGCAAGGCTGCCGGTGAGATCGGCTACTACGCGCCGGCCGACCCGCTCCCCGGGTCCAAGTACGGGCGCTGGATGGCCGACAAGCTGGGCCAGCCGTGGCTGGCCGGCCCCAGCACGTCGATCTGGTGGTGCGTCATCTTCGTCTCGTGGGTGCTGGACGGCCTCGCCAACGTGCCCGGGCTGCCGGGCTTCAACACGACGCGGCTGCTGGCGGGAGACCCGGGGCAGCGCCTGGCCAACATCCACGACGCCCGGCCGGGGGACCTGGTTCTCTTCGACTGGGACAAGTCCACGTCCGCGCTCAACCACATCGGCATCGTCGAGATCAACGCGGGGGGCTACCTGCAGACCCTCGAGGGTAATACCTCGGGGTCCACGAACGGCAGCCAGTCCAGTGGCAACGGAGTGTGGCGGCGAACCCGCAGCTGGAGCGTCGTCGCGGCGATTCTGCGGCCGGCGTACATCGACGCTCCGGCTCCGGCTCCGGCTCCGGCTCCGGCTCCGGCTCCGGCTCCGGCTCCGGGCATCGCGGCCCCGCCGTTCCCGCTGCCCGCGGGTTCGTACTTCGGATGGCTCTCTGGCCCGGCGGCCTCCGTCTCGGGGTACCACAGCCACCGGGAGGACCTGCGCCGCTGGCAGCAGCGGATGCACGACCGCGGCTGGAACATCAACCCCGACGGGTACTACGGCTCCCAGACCGCGGGGGTCGCTCACGACTTCCAGGTCGAGAAGGGCCTGACCGTCGACAGCAAGATCGGCCCCCAGACCTGGGGTGCCGCCTGGACCGCTCCGATCACCCACTGACCGAGGAGAAGCAGCGACATGGCAGGACCCTACGCCAACAGCAGCAGCCAGATGGGGATGGCGATCGAGACGGTCCGAGGCACCGCCGCTGCCGCTCCCCTCCTCTTCATCCCGGTGAAGAACCCCAAGATCCAGCCGGTGCTGACCACGGTGGACAACGACTCTCTCGTGGGGTCCGCGATCACCATGATCGACCAGCTCATCACCAAGCGGCACGACGAGTACTCGTTCACGTGCTTCGCGTACGTGGACACACTGCCCGCGCTCCTGCGGGGACTGCTCGGCGGGGCGGACACGACCACCGGCACCGGGCCCTACGTCCACACCGTCTCGCTGCTCAACAACGCGATGGCGACGGGCAACCAGCCTCCGAGCTACACGTTCTTCGACTGGGACGGCTACCAGCTCCGCACCATGGCCGGCGGGCAGATCGACGAGCTGCAGTTCAAGTTCACCGCGACGGGCCTCATCGAGGTCATCGTGAAGGTGCAGACGCTGCCGTACGTGGCGACCTCCACGGCCCCCACGGCGGTCTTCTCGACGGTGGCTGCGGCCCCCGCCTGGAACTGCGTCACGTCCCTCAACGCGGTCACCACGACCCCCATCGTCGACGGACAGCTCTCCTTCAAGCGGGGCGTCAAGCCGCTCGAGACCCTGGGGCAGATGGCGCCGTTCCAGCTGTTCGCGGGGCCCCTGGACGCGTCCGGGGCGTCGCTCACGGTCATCAACGCCGCCGACGTGGAGCAGAACCTGGCGCTGACGGGGACCGCGTTCCCGCTCTCGCTGACGTTCAACATCCCCACGAGCCCGGGCATGTCGTTCAAGTTCCAGGCCAGCGTCGTGAAGGCGTCCCAGACGCACCAGGAGCGCGGCTCCGACGGCGTCATCATCACGCAGCTGGACCTGAAGCTGATCGGCAACTCCACGGACGCGACCTCGGGCGGCCTGTCCCCGGTCAAGTTCATCGCCACCAACAGCCAGTCGACGGCCTACTGACATGCGCCGCATCGAACTGGACGGCGGCCACTGGGCCGTCCTGCGGGAGCCGGCCCGGGCCGAGGAGACGGGAGACCTGCGGGACTACTACACCGTCTCCGGCCGCCGAGGCATCTCCGTGCTGGGCGGGCGGGTGTCCCTTGAGGGGCGTCAGCTGATCGAGAGCATCAACGTGATGGAGCCGGGCCCGGAGCGCGACCTGCGCCTGGCCCGCCTCGACATGGACCTCTCGGAGGAGGACCTGGACACGTTCCTCCGACTGACGGAAGCCACAGTGGTCGCCCTCCTGTCGGAGTGGTCCTTGGCCCGCCCGCTCCCCACCGTGAAGACGGTGGGGGACCTCCCCGGTCCGATCTACGACCAGCTCTCCGCGGCCGCTGCAGAAGACGCCGCGAAGGCCGCGGACCTCTCCCTGGACACCAGCGTGGGGGATGGGACCCCGGACCCAAAAGAGCCTTCTGGCGGCTCCGAGAGCTCCAGTGGAGCCTAGAGGGGCGCCAGGGGGCCGACCCTGACCCGGAGGTTCGGGACAGGTGGCGGTCGTTCCAGTACCGACGTATGATGGGGGTCACAGTGAAGCAGTACGAGGGGACCCCCGCTCTCATCGTTGACTGGGATCTCGAGCTCGCTGCCACAGAGCAACGTGCCACGGAAGCTGTGAGGAAGCCGTGAGCGAGCTGTTCGGTGTCGCAGAGGTGCAAGCGTTCTTCGCTGAGATGGCTGCCCAAGCGGAAGAGGTTTCTCGGGAGATCGTCAAGCGCGGCGAGGCCGTGGTGGAGAGCGCGGCCAAGCGCAGCTTCACTGGTTCGCACCGCCGCACTGAGCCCACTACCGCTCCTCCGGGGCACCCCCCTGACGTTGTCACCGGGATGCTCCGGAGGTCGATCGTCTCCTCTCCGGTGGAGATGAACGGGTTCACTGCGAAGGGTACGGTGTACCCAACAGCGATCTATGCCCGCATCCAGGAGCTCGGGGGCATCGCCGGCCGCGGGGCCCACTTGCCGGCACGCCCGTACCTCCAGCCCTCGCTCGAGGAGTCCATGCCGGAGTTGCGACGCATCGCAACCGAGGAATGGTCTTCTCTCACCCGCCTCTGAGGAGGACGCTGTGCCCCTGCCTCCTGTCGTCGCAGTCCTGACGGCCAACACCGCTGGGTTCAAGGCCGGACTGGCCGAGGCGAGCGGCGAGCTGGAAGCGTTCGCGGCCACCAACAAGAGCACCATGGCCGCGGCCTCCAACGTCGGCGGGTTGCTCATCAAGGGCGTCGCTGTGGGGACCCTCGCAGTGGGGGCCGCTTCCGTCAAGATGGCGGGGGACTACCAGGAGTCGGTCACCCGGTTGAAGACGGGCGCTGGCGAGTCTGAGGAGAACCTCGGACTCGTGTCGAGCGGCATGCTGAAGATGGCCTCCAGCGTCGGCACGTCGACCGGGGCTCTCGCGGACGGGATGTTCCTGGTGGAGTCCGCCGGGTACCGCGGGGCTGACGGGCTCAACGTTCTGAAGGCGGCCGCTCAGGGGGCCAAGCTCGGGAACTCGGACCTGAAGACCGTGGCCGACGGCGTGACCACAGCCCTGACGGACTACCAGAAGCCGGCTGGGGACGCGGCCCTGGTGACGTCGCAGCTCGTCACCGCCGTGGCCCTCGGCAAGACCACGATGGGGGACCTCAGCGGGTCCCTGTCGACGGTTCTTCCGCAGGCCTCCAAGGCGGGCATCGGGCTGGACCAGGTGCTGGGTGCGATGTCGACGATGACTGCGCAGGGCGTGTCCGCGCAGCAGTCGGCGCAGAACCTGGCTGGGACGATCTCGTCCCTCCAGAACCCCTCGTCCGTGGCCTCCAAGGCGATGGCCCAGATGGGGCTCAACAGCATCGACGTGGCGCAGAACCTGGGGACCAAGGGACTGACCGGAACCATGTCGGACCTGTCCTCCGCGATCATGGCACACATGGGCCCGGCCGGCCTGGTGCTGCAGTCCTCCTTCAACGAGAGCAAGCTCGCCGCGGACTCGGCCCAGAAGATGCTCACCCAGCTGCCCCCGGACTTGCAGAAGCTGGCGCAGGGGTACCTCGACGGAACAGTCACCCAGAAGGAGTGGGCTGCGGAGCTGAAGACCCAGCCGGCTCTCACTGCGAACCTCGGACGTCAGTTCGCGACGACAGCCAAGCAGGCGAACGGCTTCTCGGACCAGCTCAAGTCCGGCAAGGGAGACGCGGCCACCTTCAACGCGATCATGTCCGACATGACCGGTGGGCAGTCCGGGCTGAACACGGCGCTCGCCCTGACCGGGGGCAACCTGTCCACCTTCAACGCCAACGTGGACGCGGTGGGGTCGGCGAGCGCGGACGCGTCCGGCAACGTCAAGTCCTGGGGAGACGTCCAGAAGGACTTCAACTTCAAGCTCGACCAGGCAAAGGCGTGGGCAGAGGCTCTCGGAGTGAAGATCGGCACAGCTCTGATCCCCAAGCTGGAGCAGGGGATCGACCTGTTCCGGCAGGGTGTTGACTGGATGGGCAAGCACAAGGTCCTCATGGAACGGCTCGGCATCGCGGTCGGTGGGTTGGCCGCGTTCTTCGTCCTCACCAACATCGCCATGGGGGTGTCGAACACCGTCAAGGGGATCAACGCGGTACTGACCGGCAAGGAGACCGCGAGCACCGTCCTCCAGGTGGCCGCGCTAGGTGCCCAGAAGGTGGCCACGCTGGCGAGCTCGGCAGCGACCGCAGTCTTCTCTGGGGCTCTCTACGGGCACATCGCAGCGTTGGTGGCTGACAAGGCGCAGACGGTCGTCTTGGTCGCGATGTACGCCAAGGACTGGGTCATGGCGCAGGCCGCGTCTCTGAGCGGAACCGTCGCCAACACCGGGGCGATGGCCGCGCACGCGATCGCTGCCGGCGCGATGCGCGCAGCCACCATGGCGACGTCAGTCGCGTCGGGGGTGGCCACAGCGGCCCAGTGGCTCTGGAACGCTGCCATGGACGCGAACCCCATCGGGATCGTCATCGTTGCTGTGGCCGCGCTGGTGGCCGGGATCGTCTGGATCGCCACCAAGACCACCTGGTTCCAGGACCTGTGGGGCGCCGTCTGGCCCGCGATTCACGGGGCCTTCTCCGCCGCGGTCGACGGCATCAAGGCCGTCGCCGACAAGGTCTGGGGCTTCCTCCAGAACATGTTCAGCTGGTCTCCGCTGGGCCTCGTCATCGAGAACTGGGGGGCGATCCGGGGGGCGTTCACTGCTGCGGTCGAGGGCATCAAGGCCGGCGCCGACAAGGTCTGGGGCTTCCTCAAGACCGCGTTCAGCTGGACTCCCCTGGGGATGATCATCGACAACTGGGGGGCCATCGAGGGCTTCTTCAAGGGGTTGCCAGAGAAGATCGGGAACGCGCTCTCGACGGTCGGAGACTTCTTGTCCGCCCCGTTCAGGGCGGGCTTCAACATGGTCTCCAACCTCTGGAACAAGACCATCGGCAGCCTGGATGTCGACCTCCCGAGCTTCCTCGGAGGAGGGCACATCGGCTTCCCCAAGCTGCCGACCTTCGCCAACGGGGTTCAGAACTTCGTCGGCGGGTTGGCGCTGGTCGGGGAGCACGGCCCCGAGCTGGCGAACCTCCCCCGAGGGACCAACATCACTCCCGCCGGCCCCACCAGAGAGATCATGAACGGGCGGGACGACTCCGGCAGTCAGCCCGCCTACTTCACGGACGGGCAGGTCGAAAAGCTCGCGAGCGCTATTGCGGCCGCGGTTCAGGGTAAGGTCGCCTCGTCGATCAAGGGAGCGCTGCGCTGACATGGCTGTGATCCTGACTGCCGCTCTCGTCTCGGCGCGCGTCCCCCAGCCGGTCCAGCTTGTCCTCAACGGGATGACCCTGGGCAACACCTACGTTGTCACCGGCACTACCACTGACGGGACCACCTGGTCCATCCCCGGCGGAACCGGGACCTCGGACGGCACGCAGCTCGTGCTGACGGACAACCGAGCTGCCTTCAACACCCCCGTCACGTACCAGGCCATCGTCGCTGGGGCGGCGTACACCTCCTCCCCGATCACGATCCCGTTCAGCGGGTACTCGGCCCTGCAGTCTCTGGATGGCACTCTGTTGGCGTCGGTGACGATCGCTTCTACGGCGATCCCTCGTCAGGGGGGCACTCGGGTGGCGGTGTTCCGTGTGGCTGGTCGTCGCGCTCCGGCCACACGTGTCGACCTTTCCGTCACAGACTCGTGGTCCTGGGCGATGTACGCCGATGGCAGCAACGCTCCTCTCGTCAAGGCCATCCTGGACACGGGAACGCCAGCGGTTCTGAGATCGGTGCTGGGGTTGGCGGATCTTCCCCCCGTCCTTCTTCTCCAGCCAACGGGGTGGTCCTCGCAACTGGTGTCTCCGATCGCCCTCTTGCGGCTCTACCAGATCGACGCGATCGAGATCGAAGACCCGCAGCCGATGACCCCCTTGTCGGCCTTCACCTGGGACGACTTCGACACGGCCATGGCTGCCTACGACTGGACCTGGTATGCCTCCTTCGAGTCGGGCACGACTGGCTGGTCCGTGGGCGGTGGCAGCACCGTCCCCACGCTCGCCAACCCGGCGTCCGGAGGCTACTCCGGAGTCGCCTACGCCTGGTTGACCGCTCAGGCGGCCGGCGCAACGTACTGGCTCGCCGAGAGCCCCGGCCAGGCGTGCTCGGTCGGAACCGTGTGGTCCGCCTCGGCCTACGTCAAGGGCGTCGCTGGGCGCACCGCCTACATCCAGATCAACTGGACGGGGGGTGGGACGTCCGCTGGGGCCGCTGCCACTCTCACAGGGAGCTGGCAGGAGGTGACTGTGACTGCCGCAGCGCCGGCGGGCACCACCGCAGCGAAGGTCGCCGTCATCGGCGGCGCGTCCGGAACGCTAGTCGGCGACACTCTCGGCATCGACGCCATCTCCTCTGGAGCACGCAGCAGCGCTCCAGTCGCAACGTTCGACGACGCGTTCGCAACACTCGCCTGGGACCAGTTCGACACGCAGGACTGGTCGCTGATCTAGCATGCGCTCCGGCCCCCCAGACGACGTCCTCGACGGCTCTTGCGCGTGGTGGCCTACAGTTACGTCCTGGTTGGGAGGAACGCTCCTCTCCGCCACCGTCCCGATCCTCTCCGGCCATGTTACGGGCAAGGCTGGGCAGGACGTACCGGAGCAGGTCACTCTCTCGGTCCCCCGCTACGCTGCACCAGGCCCCGGGCAGAACGTCATCGACTGGCGGCCCGGCCAGAACTTGGTGCACCCCCTGGCCCGCTATGGGCAGGAGCTGCAAGTCTCGATCAACGTGGCCTCTCAGGTGACTGGGGACGTGTGGACCACCCGAGTGGGCCGGTTCCTCATCACAGACTGGGCCGACGATGACTCGGGGCAGATCACGGTCGCTGGAGACGGCCTGCTGCGGCGCTCCATCGACGATGCGCTCACGACCCCCCTGGTCCCCCTGGCCGGTGGAACGCTCATGTCAGAGGCTCGCCGCCTGTTGCCGGCTGGGATGGGCGCGTCATTCGACGCGGCGCTGGTAGATCGGGCGTGCCCCAAGTCAATGGCGTGGTCGTCCAACCGTCGGGTCGCCCTGCAGGAGATCGCCGATGCGTGGCCCGCGCTGTTGCGTACCGACGAGTGGGGACAGGTTCTGTTCGAGGCGCCCCTGCCCGACGTCCCTGTTCCGGTGCTCTACCTCACCGACGGAGTACGGGGCACAGTCATCAAGGCACCGCGTACGGACACCCGCAGCGACTCCTTCAACCGTGTGGTGGCCCGCAGCTCCGCAGTGGACACCGCGGACATCCAGGCGATCGCTGAGCAGACCACTGGCCCCATGGCCACCACCGGCCCGTACGGGCCGGTGACCAAGATCTTTTCGTCCCCCCTGATCGCCACAACCTCCGCCGCGTTGGCTTCCGCGAAGACCGTCCTCGCCAACGCGCTGCGCCCCACACGGGTCTTGCCTCTGCAGCTCGCGCCGGATCCCCGCATCACCATCGACGACGCGTTGTCAGCGACTCGCAACGGAGAGACCGTCCTCGGGTACGCGACGGCGTATGATCTCCCCCTGACAGTTGGCGACGGAGTGATGCGCGTGGACTTGGGGATCTCGGGATGAGCGACCTGGACCTGCGAGGGTTGATCCTCGCGGCAGTACCCCAGGGCCCTGACGCGGGGGCCGACGCGTCCCTCGTCACTACCGCACTCGTCTACGCGGTGGATGCTCCGGGACGCCGCGTTCAGGTGAGCATCCAGGGTACCGCCCTGTGGCTGCCAGCAGTGGCGGGCCGGTACAAGATCAGCGCTACCGCGCAGGGGCTCGCGCGCGTTCTCCTGAACGCCACCACTGGGCGCCCCGCCCTCGTCCTCGGTCCAGTTGACCCGCAGGACACCGCGGTGCTGGGAACCGTCACCGCTACCGGCACCGGTACCGCGACGGTGACCGTGCTCGGGTCGTCCTACGCGCTGCCCGCAGCCGTCGCCACCTACACGGTGGGTCAGACCGCTTGGGTGCTCCTCTCTGACTGGGGGATCCCCCTGCTGGTGGTGGCTCCGTCGGTTCTCCCCGCCACCACCTCGTCCACCCCCACCCCGCCCACGGCACCCACTTCTGCAACTGCCGCTGCGGTCATCGGGCCCCAGTGGTCCGGCACGTACCGTGTCGGCTCCGGGTGGGATCGGTGGAACACGAACCGGTATGGGGGCCGGTCCGACGTCTACCAGGGAAACGCCTACGGGTCGGGACAACTGATCGGCATGGCCGCCTACGGAGACCAGGTGGCCAACCTCGGTGCGACGACCATCAACAGCATCTCGATCCAGGTGTATCGGCAGTCGGACTCGTACGTCAACTCGTTGACCGTGCAGGGATCCGCGTCGGGGGCGCAGCCGGCGGGAGCCCCTTCGAGCTCGGGCACATCCACGGCCTCGAATGCGGTCGCTGGCGGCCAGTGGGCGACGATCGCGCTGCCCAGCGATGTGCGGGAGGCGTTCCGTACCGGAGCCGTGAAGAGCCTGGTGGTCGTGGGTTCGGCCTACGGAGGTTGGGGCGGCGCAGGGACCGGGGGCTCGATGGTGATGTCGATCGGGTACACTCGACCGGCATAGGCTTCAACTAGGAAGGGAAGTCTGTGGGAATCGACATTCGGCAGCACACTGCACCACTGCCTCTGGAGACGCCGAAGCGGCAGGCACTCAACGACCTGTCGTTGTCGATCAACGACTTCGTCATGGCAGCGAACGCGACGGAGCAGGCGCAGAAGATCACAGCCATCGTGCCGACGGCGGCGCGACCACTGCTGATCTACCGCACGGACACCGACGAGATGTACCGCGCGGACGGCACGACGGTGAAACTCGTCGCGTCGGTCGCGCTCGGCCAGTCCGGGGTGTGGGCGGCATACACGCCGACCGTGGTGGGTCTGACGAGCCCGACGGTCACGTCGGCGCGCTGGTGCCAGGTCGGCAAGCTGGTCACGGTGCAGGTGCTGATCGCTGCCGGCGGGGCCGCCACTGGGAACATCTCCGTGTCACTGCCGGTGACGGCCCGCACCGGGTATGCCATCGTGCAGTCGGTCGGATCGGCAGCCGCGCTCATCGCGGGCGCCGTGTATGCGGCGACCTGTGTGGAGATGGCGTCGACCACCACGGTCTCCTTCCGCAACACCAACACGAGCCTGTGGGGTATCGGCTATCCGGGCACATGGGCGTCCGGGTCGACCCTGTCGGTCACGGTGCAGTACGAGGCCGCCTGATGCGCCGCCTCGCCGCCGCCGCTGCGGTCCTGCTGGCCCTGTCGCTGCTGGGTTGGGCGAGCGTCCCCGCGACGGCCGACCCGGTCGCCACGTCGGTCATCACGCACGCCGACCTGACGACGGATATCCGCATCACGGGCACGCAGGCCGCTCCCCAGGTGCTGCTCACCACGCCGCCCGTGCAGTTCGACGGCGGGCCGGTCGTCGTCGACTTCGTCGCGGAGTACCTCAACCACATCCCCGCGCCCGGCACGCAGCTGAACGGGATCGCGTTCGTCCTGATGATCGACGGCGTGATGTACGAGCGGATGACGCTGGCGGGCACGCACTCGCAGGACAACTCGTTCTGGCCGATCGTGCTGCGCGACTACCTGGACTGCGCACCCCGGATGATCCCCGCCGGCACGCACACCGTGGGCATCGCGGTGTGGAAGTGGTCGGCCAACCAGGACGGCTACCTCAAGTACGACGTGGGCATGCAGCCCGGGTGGGGCATGCCGATCCGGCTGACGGTGAGCCACGCCTGACATGGACCGGGTAGCCACGCGGATCACGAGAACCGTGGGGACCATGTGGTGCGCGGTGGCCTTCTCGGCGCTGGCCCTCGTGTCGCTGCCCGCGGCGATCGGCACCCACGACGTGGTCGTGATCGTGGCGTGGGTGGCGCAGACGTTCCTCCAGCTGGTCCTCCTCTCCGTCATCATGGTGGGACAGCGGCTCGAGGCGGCCCGAACGGAAGCGCGAGACCAGGAGACCCACGACACCGTGCTCGCTGAGCACGCGGAGACCCGGGCGATCTTGCTGGCAGTTCAGGCAGTACTCAACGACGTCCACACCCACACGAGAGCGACGGCGGCCCAGTGAGTGGCGAAGAGAGGCTTGACCCCGTGAGCCAGATCCTCCTCAGCGAGATCCGCGGGATGCGGACTGAGATGAACACCCGACTGGACAAGCTGGTCACCGCAGAGGCCTTCGCGGCGGAGCAACGGCGCGTGGACGAGCGGCACCTGATCCTCGTCGGAGACATCGCCGACGAGCGGGCCTCCCGCAAGGCTGACATCCTGAACGTCCGCCAGCAGTCAGAGAAGCTCGCCGCCAACGTCCGGTGGGCCTTCGCGGCGATCGTGATCCCGTCCGCCGGCGTCATCGCCGCGATCTTCCTCGTGCTGCGGACCCACTCGTGAACCGGGGAGTTCTGTGGTGGGTCGGCGTCATCCTGTTCATGTCGATGCTCGGGGCAGGGATGGTCGCGCTGACAGCACAGCTCGTCGCGGTCAGCGTCCGAGAGCAGACTGACGAGCACGAGATCTCCTCTCTCCGGGAGGCTCTCCTCAACCACACCCAAGCGCCCGCCGCAACTGATCTGACTCCTCAGGCCGCCCGAGGAGTGCAGAGCGTCATCTGCGAGGGGGCCTACTGGCTCATCACCTACACGGACGACACCTCGTCCGTGACCGACGGCCCGTGTCGGGTCTGACAGGAAGGAAGCTGCACCGTGTTGAACCGACTGCTCGCGCTGCTCAGCGCGCTCGCCCCAACGCTCCGATCCTGGGGGCAGGCCCTGTCGAACCGTTCCGTCTCCCTGCTGCGCACCGCGGTTCCGACCCTCTGGGGTGCCCTCATCGCGTGGGCGCTGACCCGGCTGCACCTCCCGAGCTCGGTGGCGGTCTTCCTGCAGGCGCAGACCGGGGCTGTCACCGCTGTAGCCATCATGGCGTGGTACGCTGCGTGGCGCTGGGTCGAGCACCGGCTCCCCCCGTGGCTGACGCGCGTCGTGCTGGGGTCCAACAAGACCCCCGACTACCGCTCCTGACATGTTCGTCCCCTGGGTCGGCGCGTACTACGTCACCGCGATCCCGGGCTTCCTGGGCTTCCTGGTGAGGCTCGCGCAGGCGTTGTTCGGGGACCTCTCCGTCTTCACGCACGCAGGCATGTACGTCGGCGTGGTGGACGGCGTGCCCTCCTGCGCTGAAGCGGCGGGGAGGGGCGTCCGCCTAGTCCCGCTCGAGGAGGTCCTGGCCCGCCGGCCTATCGCCTGGTCGGTGGATCCGATGTTGACGGAGACAGGGTTGCGCGCCGCGCGGGCCGCCCTCGACGACGTGGGGTCCCCCTACGGGTGGCTGACGTACGGCGAGCTTCTCGCGGACCGACTGGGCCTGCGAGCCCCCCGGCTCCGCTCCGTCATCGCGAAGTCGAACCACACCATCTGCTCCCAAGCCGTGATGCGCTGGTATCTGGAGGCAGGGGTTCAACTGGTGGCCCCCCAGCGGAAGGCGGGAGACACGACCCCCGGGGCTCTCGCCATGGCGGGCACGGTGTGGCACGTGGACACGGGCCCGTACGTGTAGACACAGAAGAGGGGCGGCCCCCGCGTAGAGGCCGCCCCACTTCTGTGTCGTCAGCAGG